TTTTTCGTAATCTATCGTTTTTATTAATTTATGAAGATATGAAACATAGCCTTTATCAGGATCTCTTAACTGTATGTTAACTTTGTTTTGTAGCCAAGCCGTTTTGGCGTAAGGACAGGCAGGTAAGTTATTTAGTTGTACATTTGGCACTTCTAGAAAATGTTTAGACCAAAGTCTCACGTCTTCTTTTACTAAATTAATTAATTTTTTTGGTATCAAAAATCAGAAGTTTTAATTAGGAACTCTTCTATCCAAGCCACTCTATCATCCATATCTAATATCTTTGCTTTTATAATGGCTATATCTTGTTGCATTTGTGCAACACTGTCTGCTTTCTTTTCAACGGCGTTAAGTCGCTCTGACCACATACCCCATGTCATGCCGATTGTTGCAACCAACACGACATAAGGTAAAACTGTCTTTATGTCTATCTTAATCGACATACGCAATCCTCATCTGTCTTACAATCGCACATTGTGACCTCCTAATTTGATTTAGCGGACATACCGCTTAGTGGATTATTTAAAGCTTTATTTATCTTTAAGTCAAGACTTTCTTCAAGCAACTTCATTTCATCAAGAAGTTCTCTTGCATCTTCTTTTTGTCTATCTTCCACATCATTTACAATCTCTGTAATGTGTCTTATATCGCCATTCATTTGACGTAAATCTGCTTTCATATCAGAGCGCATATCTCTAGCGACATCAGATATTATAGTTATCTCTTGCAATATCATATCTATTTCGGACTTCAATACTGCCATACCCTCATCATATTGCGATAAGTCTGGCTCGGTATACAAAGTAATCTTTTCCTTCATATCAAGATAATCCTGATAAAAAGTAAAACCTGTCCATGCAGCACCACCTAGTGCACCTAATAAAGTGAAGATAGCGAAGACCTTGCCTCCAGTTATCTTCATCCCCGAATACTCAATACTGGGCATCTATCATCTCCTGAATTGTGTTATCTTGTGCCATGTTAAACAACATACCATACTGATCTTCTATTGTCTTGTTTAAATATTCATCAACATTTTTATCTTGTACGAAGGACTGACTGTCAAAAAACGTTTTAGTATTACCTAATATTTGCATAACAATTAAAGTTTTAGTTTGAGCAGCGTTATCATACCTCGCTTTATCATCAATCTTCTTGACTATTTTAGTGGCAGCCTTTTCTTTCTTTGATACCTTAGGCTCAGATGGTTTCTCTTCTTCTACCGTTTCTTCTGGATCTTCTTCTTTTTGTGGTGTTTGTGGTTGCTCTGGTTCTGATTCCTGTGGTTCTTCTTGAGATTCTTCAATAACCTCTTCTTCAGGTTCAGCCTCTACCACCACGATTTCTTCCATTTCCATTTCGATTTCTAACTCCACTTCGGTTTCAACTTCAACAATTTCTACCTCAGGCTCAGGTAAATTTATTTCAATCTCAGCTATTTCTAATTCTACACTAGCAACAGTAATCTCTTCTACGGGGGCTTCGATAGGCACAAACTCTATCTCACCATCATTCATGCTTACATCATTAAATTCAAAAACCTCTTCTACAAATTCTAATTCTACAGGATCAAGAATATTTAAATAGAGTATTTCCTCCATTGTGGTGATTTGTTGAGTGATAATAGTATTTATAACATTGTAGAAAACATTGACTGTTACATCATCAAACAAAGGACCTATTGCAAGATTGATATCTCGCCCACCTACTTCAACAGTTATTCTATCTAAAACGCCACTGAAATCGAAAGACCCATCATATGATTGGTAACCTGATGCAATGCCAGATTCAGACAAGATATCAGTTCCTTGAAAGACTGTGTTAGATCCATTACGTCCTGTAATGTGCATGTATATTCTATCTTGAGCATCTCGTTTTTCGACTTCAATTGAGTATCTTACTTGACCACCTCTGTCTATTTCTAAATCAGAAATATCAATATTATTAATTATAAAAGTTGTACCCATACCTGGCACACCCATTGTTGATGTGTTATTGCCAGATCCTGTAATCTGCGCACATCTATCTGATCCTAACTCACCACATGTGTTGCCAGTTGGCATTGAAGCGGGACCTTGCCCACCCCAATCAACTTGCATATTGCCATCATCACTAGACCCTACATACCCATTAGAGCTATCTAAAATATTACCTGAGTCTTCATTAGTAACAGTTGTTGTTGTGGTCGTGGTTGTTGTTGTGGTGGTTGTAATTATTTCTGTGCCTGTGCTTTCCTCAGTAATAACAATGTCTTCCTCTTCTGTGATAGTAACACCTGGAGTACAAAGACCTGTTACATCAGGTAGGCACTCAGCCTTAGAATAAGAGGAGACCAGTAGTAATAAGGAAAAAAGTTTTAAACATTGCAAGATTCTGCGCATCATCAAACTCCTTCTGTTCTGGTTTATTGGCTTTGACATAATCTTCTCTGTATCTACTGCCCTCAGGAATTAGGTGAGGGTTCTCTTGCCAGTAAGCAGCGGCCTCGGCACCTATAAGCCCGTTTACAGGGCACGGGGTCCCTGCATCAGCCATACTCGTCCAGACACGTGGGTCTTGACACAAGATGGCCACCGCCGACACTTTCATGCCAAAAGCGAATTGGGTCTTAGATAATTTTAAAAGCTGACACAGCTCGTCGTCTATGAGAACGCCTGTTGCAATACCTAAAACATTATTTTGAACTGCTCCCCCGATACCAACTTTACATATGTCAGAATTTGAATTGGGCAGAACTGGTGCATTTGCTGTTGGTGGCGTATTGTTTACCACCGTGCTGGACACGGTATTATCTCCCGCAGACGAGGTTTGTATTGATAAATACATAAAGATAACTGTCATGAAGGCACAGAATAAATAAAAATAACCTTTATACATTCAACACCTCCATCGTCTTCTAGCTTGTCTTAATCTTGAGTTTGGATCTTTTGCTGCCTTAGGAAACTTTTTCATTTGCCCTGCACTTCTAGCACAGAACGACTTTCTTCTTTTAGCTGCCTTGCTACCAGGTTTAACTTTACCGGTGACAGCTGTTTTTAATTTAGATCCTGGGTTGTCTCTTCTGTATTTAGCAACACCAGCTTTAGTCATACCTGCACCTTTTTCGGTGGGTCTAAAATATTTTTTAGTTCTAGGTGGTTGTTTATCTCGTTTTCTCAAACCATACCACCCATAGACATACTTTTTCTTTTACCTTTAAATGTTGGAACGTTAGTTGGTTTGCCTCCAACTCCTTGTGCTTTTGATCTTTTTCTTGAAACTGCTGAGCGTCTTTGACTTTCGCTCATTCTCCTTGCTTTAGCAAGGGGGACACACTTTGGATACTTTCGTTTGGCGTCTGCTTTTTGTTTTGATCTACCACATTTAGCAAAACTACCATCTTTCTTTTTGGATCCTATATCGACCCATTTTTGTTTAAACCACTTATCTAATCCCTTGTGACCTGACATTACGCAATTTTAGTTTTTTTCCTTTTGTTTGCCATCACAGCACCACAACCTCGAGCGATGCCGCCTTTGTTAAACATTGAAACCTTTTTTCTATTTTGCGAAATCTTGTTAAAGTCAATGACTCCTCCGTCTTTTAAACCTTGACTCTTTAATCTAGCTGTAGCCTCTATCAAACCGCCTTTAGCTTTACTGCCTCTAAAATCTTTTCTCTTTACACCGCTAGGATCTTTAATCTTACCAGCACAAATCTTTGATGCATAAGCATTTGCATATGCACTCGGATAGACTTTAAATTTTCGTTTAGCTGCAGCTTTACCTCTTGGACATAATTTAGTCATTTTCTTTTCTTTTTAACCTTTCCGCCTTTTTTCTTTTTGATGACTCCTCTGCCCATCAAAATATCTTTCATGGTGACTTTTCCATCGCCACTTAAATCTGGAAATTTTTTCTTTTTCTTCATTTTCCTTGACCCCTGTATTTTTTATAGTTACGTCGTTTGTGTTTATTCATGGTAGATGTGCTTATTCTACCATTGCCTATTGTAGTTTTTTTAACCACATGGTCAATAGTGCTATTCGTCTTCTGCTTCTTCATGTGTGCAACCTACGCAGCCGCACCAAATACAGCTTTCACCACAATGACAAGCACATTGACACTTTATGCAGATTGTCATTTCTTTTTAGTTATTAAACCCATAGCACCTTTTGCTCCCTTGATGCCGAAGCTCGCACTACAGGCGATGTATAAGAGATGCTTATAATAATCAGGAAGTGAGTGTAGGGCTTCAAACCCAGCTTTGATATGTGGTGTCCATCCGGGTATGAAGACTGCCACCGCCGGAACCAACAGGCATATTAAAATTAGCTCGTCTTTCCAGCTCCCTTTCATTTGGTCAACTGCAGTGGCCTCCCACGAAATTTTGCCCGCAATCTGCTGTTCCTTGAGCGACTTCTGTGCTTTTATTTCAGTGAGTGCTAGATCAGCTTTTGCTTTTTTTGTTTCAACAAAACCTGTAACTGCATCCTTGACCATGCTACCTATAGGGCCGATTAAAAGATTAAGCATTATTAAATACCTTTAATGATTGCTACAACAACAACAACTGCAACAGCGACCACGAATAGTTTGCCCTTTTTGTTAAGCTTGTTCCACTT